GGAAAGAACATACAAAACAATCAAGTGGGTACTTAAAGGACATATCAAAAACAAAGTGAATTCTTTATGGATATGGGAAGAAGATAACTTCACTTGTATCTTTGATACTTATTCAGGAAGTGAAAGGATTTACACGAGTGGACAATTACTAAGACTATTATCAGAATAAACTAAAACAATAGAAGTGTATCTAATATGGAACAAAACAAGATAAAATGTAACTTATATGAAACATTAACAAACTAAAACAATAGATATGAAATGTCCAAAGTGTAGCAAAGAATTAATATGGGGTGGAGATGATGACTATGAAGATTATGGTGTTGAAGGAGATGGTATAGTATCTAGTAACGGCTGCCCTAATGAGGAGTGTGATGTAGAAACTGTTATAATATATACAAAAATAAAAAAATAAGATGAAAGATAAAAGTAAAGTAGAAAAGTTAAGAATGGAAAATGAAAAGAAAGAATGGAAAGGAGTATCTTTTGATGGCGAATTTGTATTTCCTTTTTGGTATTCGGAAAACTCTGTAATTGCTAAGATGAAGTGGAATATGAAAGGTCTTAGTTTATATAATAAGTTAGAATATATGTGTGATGCAACGGCATATTTTAATCAGAACATTAAGGATGACAAAGACCTAATAGAAATAATGGATTATGATAATATGTCAGTATGTGATATGATGTTGATTTACAAAGCACTTACATACTATCCTATCAAGGTATGGATAAGTAAAGAATATGAAAGAATACAAATAAAGGCTCACAAAGAGTAATATCAAATAAAAATTAAAAAACTAAAACAATAGATATGAAAGGATTAAGAAAAATAAACTTTAGTGAAGATTTCTTTTTAGGGGACTTTTATCAAAAAGAAGAAAAAAGAGCAGATTGGTGGATGGAATGGGCATTATGGATGGGGGTAAAAGAAGATAAAGAAACGCTTGATAAAAAATACGAGGAGTTTAGAAAAATCAAAAGAAAAAACTACCTAAGAAGAAAAAGATACGCTTTAATAAAGGGACAAACAGAATACTACTGTGCAAAGTATAACATTTGGAAATCAGAAGAAAAACTTAAAAAATTATCACTAAAACAATAATAAGAATGTCAAAAGAAATAGCAATAAAATTTGAAAATCAATTAAGTAAATATTACTTACAAACTATAAAAGACCTTTTAGAGGAACAAGAGATTAACCCTCAACAATTTATACATATGGCAGTTAATCAAATAAAAAGGAACTCAAGGCTATTACAGGTATTCAATAAAAACCCTTCCTCTGTTTTTTCTTCTATATTAACCTGTGCAGAATTTGGATTATCCCCAACTGCCCAAATGGGAGAATGTTGGTTAATACCTTATGGTAATGAATGTCAATTTCAAATAGGTTATCAAGGATTAAGTAAATTAATGTATAGAAACCCTGATGTTCAAAACATTTCAAGCGAATGTGTTTATGAAAATGATGAGTTTGAATACGAGTTAGGACTAAAGCCAACATTATTTCATAAGCCAAAATCGGTAGACAGGGGTAAATTAATCGCAGTTTATTGCGTAGTAAGATTTAAAGAACAAGAACCTATCTTTAAAGTGATGAATATGGATGATTTAAGAGCCATACAGACATTATCTAAGGCAGGGAATAGTTCTATATGGTTTTCATCTAAAGACCCTGAGAATTGGATGTCTAAAAAAACCTGCTTTAAACAATTATGTAAATTGCTTCCAAAAAACTTAAATATGTCAAAAGTAATTGCATATGATAATGTAGTAGAAGGAGGAGGCAGTATGAGATTAGATGAAAATAATCAGCCTATTGTTGTTGAAAGTAAACCCATAACAACTGCAAACCTTTTTGAAAAGGCAATGGAGGATGATATTGTAGATGAAACTTATGATGATGAACCTATTTTAAAAGGATTAGACCCTACCATAAAATCTGCAACGATACATATGACTAAACTTGTAGAGGAAAAAACTACTAAAAAATATACAGATAAAGAAATGCAAAAAATTGTAGATAATCTTCCACCTATACCCAAAGCAATAAAAAATAAATTAGATGAAAAGTAAATCTTCAAATCATTTAAAGAAAGCTAATCATACAATAGAATCTTTTATGGATGAATTTCAAGAAAAAAGTTATCAATTCGTTAAAATAGTTGCTATTGAGTATAATGATTATTGTAATGATATAAGACAAGAATTAATGAAAAACAAACTATCTTTTGATGAGTGGTTTGAAATATATGTATCAAATGATAAAAAAGGTTGAGAAAATAAGCAATTTTGAATGTAAAGATTGGATATTAAATAAACATTATGCTAAAAGAATGTGTAGTATTTCATATGCTTATGGATTATTTATAGATGGAGTATTAAATGGAGTATGTACTTTTGGTTATCCACCTAATTATAATTATAATGAAGGAAAATGTGTATTTAATACATTTGAATGTTTAACACTTGAATTAAATAGATTAGTAGTTAACGAAGGTTTGCCTAAAAATACTTTATCATATTTTGTTTCACAATCTCTAAAAATGTTGCCAAAACCATCTTGTATTGTATCTTATGCAGACCAAAATCAAGGACATAATGGTTATATATATCAAGCCACAAATTGGATATATACAGGAGTAAGTACCCCAAAACATAGATATATATTTGAAGATGGTAGTTCATTTGATATTAGAAGAGGGATAGATAATAAAGGTAAGATAGTAGATAAGGTATTATTAAAGCCAACTCATCGGTATTTATTTTTTAATGGAAACAAAAAATATATTAAAAAAATGAAAAAAGATTTAAAAATTAAAACTTTAAGTTATCCAAAAGGAGATAATAATAGGTACGATGCAAGTTATAAACCACAAACACAAGCAAAATTATTTTAACTAATGTAATTTATAAAATGAAAATAAGACAAACATCAATAGACTGCTACAATCAAATTAAAGAAGAAGGACTATTATCTAAAATGAGATTTAAAGTTTATGAATCTATTTTGACTAATGCACCCTGCACAAGTGCAGAAGTATTATCTACTATGTTAAGTAAAAATAGTGCGATTACATCTTCAAGAGCAAGATTTACTGAATTAAGAGAGTTGGGTGTTATTTACGAGGTTAGAAATAGAAAGTGTAGCATTACAGGTAGAACATCAATTGAATGGGATTTAACAGATAGACTTCCTGTAAATGTAAAAAACACTAATAAAACCAAGAAGCAAAAGATTAATGATGCTTTAAATTCATTGCGTGTATTATATAAAAACAAAGATACAAGTACGGATGAAGATTGGAAAAGATTTGCTGATTTGATTAAAGATATATAAAATTAAATAAATAAAAATAATATGGATTATACTAACTTTGACAAACAGAAAGCAGAGAGATTAGAAACTGCTTACAAAAACGCAGTAAAACAAGGCAAGTTGCAATTTGATTTTGATAAAAAAGTTCTATTAACAGATTATGCTAAATACTTATTAGAACACTTAAAAAACACTAAGATTATCTCCTAATTTATCTGTTATACCTATTATAGATTTCATCTACTTCATCTTCAGATAAGTTATAAAAATCCTTATCTTTAGATAATTCTTGCTTTAGTGCAACAAAAATTGGTGATTTTTCTCCCAAATTACTCCCAACTACATTATAATAAAAAAAATCTTCAGCTTCTTGTAAGCTAATACTTTCTTCTTTAATAATAATCTCAATACACTTTAAAATACTATAAACGGCTTTTGTATGTTCACAAATAGAAACACCTATAATGGCATCATCATATCCATCAACTAAAAGGCAGTTATTTAATTTTAAAGCTATATCAAGATTTTTATCCATTATTTATTCTTGTTAGGATGAAAAATACCCATTTTTAATTCTTCTTCTGTAATATTAGCTACAACTTTAGAAGTATCAAGATATTTAATTTTTTTATCTTTATTAGGTAGCATATAGTTAGTTGCATTTTTAGTAACTTCTGAATCATCAAACATAGCATCAAATATTTCCATACTTATATATTTTGGATGAACATACCAATCTTCATAACAAGCAGTATCATCAGGAGCAATATTTTTAACTACTAATTTATAGCCTTTAGACAATAAATATAGTCTTGATAATTCACGATATTTACTGCTTATATCAGTATAGTGGTCGTGTTCATAAGTAATAACTTTAAAATCACACTTATCTAAAGGTAAATTAGTTAGGATTTCAAAAGTAGTAGCAGGTGGCTCACAATCAATCTGTAAATAATCAATTACTCCTATTAAATTAGAATAATCATACATAGTAGCATCACAATGAACAACAGGGTTTTTTCTGTGTTTTCTAAATTTAACTACTTCATCTTCTAATATTTCTAATGAAATACCTGTCCAACCCAACTCTTCTAATAGAGCAGTATTACTACCTTTATAAGGGTCGGCTGAACCAATTTCAAAATATTCACCATTCTTTTTACCATCTAACATAGATAAGACAAACATATCTTGATAAGTTTGAGAATAATTTTTCTCTATTTTATCATAACCTTTGAATTTAAATCTTAAATTATTTGCTAATAATTTATCATAAGGAAGAAATGGGTCGTTTGAAGAACCTAAAGAAGTAATATTTGTTTGGATTAAATTTTTATAAAATTTATTTATAGGTAATTTAGAAAATCCTAATTCTTTATATTTTTTTCTTGCTTCATATCCTTGACCTAAATTCCAACAACACAATGCATCTTGAAATTGTAGTTGATAAAAATGTTCATATCCTAATAAAGGACTTATTTCTTGACAATTATCTTTAAACTCCAATCCTATTCTTGCATAAGACTGAGAAGTAGAAAAATTATTTCTTGCTTCATAGTATTGAGAAAGAAAAAGATATGCTTCAGGTCTGTTAGGTTTATATCTAAGAGCATTATTCCATAAAGCCAACTCAACATATTCCCTTCTACCTAAATTCTGTATGCATTTAGCTATAAATAATAAAGATTGATATACAAGATTTTCAGGACTATCTAATTCAGCACTTCTTAAAAAGAAAGATAGAGCAGAAGAAAAATGTCCTAATTCATAGTAATAAATACCTAAATCATAATTAGTTTGATAAGAATGAGGATTTTCAATGTATTGATATAATAAACTGTCTGTTTTTATTTTACCTACTTCTTTTTTATTTTTCTTAATTCCCACCATCTCTTCAAATAAATCAGCAGGTAATTTTAGTAAAAAAGCAGTAGTATCTTGATAGCCAAAAGTTATATGAAATTCTTCATTTTCATAATGCATACCACAAGAGAATTCTATACGAGCATCCATAAACTTAAATTCCTCAGAGTTATAAACTATTTTCCAATCTTTATCCCATACTATAAATCTGTGATAATATTCACAATCTTTTTTACCTTGTTCATTTTTCCATAAATCTACTTCGTGAGTTACACACACCCAATAATCTTTATATTTAATTACTTGAGAGCCTCCTCTTAAATCTCTTTTAGTTTTTAATTTTTGTTTTACTAATTTAATTGTTTTAGATGTCTTTTTCTTTGTATCTACTTTAACTATTTCAGTAGGATTTGTCCACTTTACATAGTGATTTTCCATATCCAATATTGGCATCCAATTCTTTTCACAGTATGTTTCCTTTGGTGCTTCAATTCTTTTTCTTGAAATTTCTTTATGATTTTTTATTTCAGAAATCTCCATTCTTCCAATTCCTGTTGGAGTTGTATCTCTCCTTACTCCTGTAAATAAAAGTTTTTTATCCCAATTTACTAAACGAACATCTTCTAAGCCAACAAACTCCCAAATAGGTTTAACATCTAACTTTGAAGTATCTACTACTTGATAATTTTTTAATAATCCTGTTTTATCATCTAAATCACATAAATAATTCTTAGTTGTTAATGTAACATCATCTTCAGGATTTAAATATACTAAAGGACCATATGGGCTTTGATGTTCTTGATTAAACTCTGAATGGTATAGAGCATATTGTACCCATCTAACATTAACTTTATAAGTATCTTTATATTTAATAATAGTAGGATTCATTAATCCTAATCCATCAGTAAATTCAGAAGGTATAATTAAAGGGGTTACTTTTCCTCCTCTGAGGATAGCAGATTTGCAAATATTTTTATTCATAGGGTGTATTTGATATTAATATTAAAGGAAACAAATTTATTAATAATATCTTAATAAATGTATTATTTTAAAAATAATTTTTTATTCACCAAGTACCCAAGCAGGAAGATAATATACATTATTATTTGAAGCAGATATTGAAATCCATCCTGCCGCAGTTTTATCAATATTATTAGGCACTTGAGCAATATTAAATCCATATCTACCATTTGTAGTATTAGTAGCAGAAGAAAAAGTGTGAGTTCCTGTACCTGCCGTTCCTTGTGAACCTGTTGTACCTTGAGTACCTGTACCTGTTGTTCCTTGAGTTCCTGTAGTTCCCGTTGTTCCTTGAGAACCTGTAGAACCCGTTGTTCCTTGAGCACCTGTACTTCCTTGTGAACCTGTTGTTCCTGTTGTACCTTGAGAACCTGTATTTCCTGTACTTCCTTGAGCACCTGTTTCTCCTGTAGCACCTTGACTTCCTGTAGCACCTGTCGTTCCTTGTGAGCCTGTTGTTCCTTGAGCA